ATGGCCTATTTCACAGGAACAGCGAACAACCCGGCCGACTTGCTCGCCAAGGTGCGCGTCCACGCCGAGTCGCTCGGCTGGGTCACCGACCGCGCCTCGGCATCGGAATGGCTTTGTCACAACGCCGACGGCTACTGGTCATTCAATGCCGGAGCCAATCAGTTCCAGATGGCGGGCAATACGGGGTTCGATAACAGCCTGGCGTGGAACGCGCAGCCCGGTAACTCGGTGCAGAACAACCCTTATTCGTCGAAGGGGCCGACCGTCGCACAGCTGAGCGGTGGGCCGTTCACGCGCTACCACCTGTTTGCCACGGCGGCCTATCTGCACCTGCACGTCGAGATCGCGGCAGGTCAGTTCCGGCCGGTGATGATTGGCTCGCTCAACAAACGTGGCGTCGGCTATACGGGTGGTCAGTATGTCTGCGGCTCGTTCATCTATACCCCCGGTCAGGCACTGACAAACAACTGGTCGTCGCATCCGTTCGATGGCTACCACATTCAATACAGCAACAGCAGCTGCATGCTGCGGCTGGACGGCCTCGACGGCGGCCCGTCGCCGGAATGGTTGCCGTTCGACTACACAACGAACGTCCCCCGGCGCGTCGTCGGCCCCGGTCGCGGAAACTACAGCAGTCAGTACCATCCCGACGTGGGGCTGATCGACGCCAGCGCAAACGAGCTGAACAGCTCGACCACCACTGTGCCGTGCGCCATCTATGCGTTCGGCGCTCAGCAGCGCTCGCGCTACGTGGGCGAAGTGCCGGACTTTGGCATATGCAACATGGCCTTCCTCGCGCCTGGTGATCCGCTTGTCGTCGGTAGCGACACTTGGCGCGTCTATCCGTTGCTCCAACGCGGAACCGCTACCGACTTCGACAGCACCAGCGCCTGGGTCGGCTATTGCTTCCGGGTGGTCGAGTGATGGCGACGTTTCCGGGGTTCCAGGTGCCGAAGCCTGTGGAGGGGATCGTTGCTGGCATCACGCCGAATATCGACGCCCTGGAGCTGAACCAGGACATCAGCCTTGCAGCGGTCGCGGCCTCGACCTGGGGCGGCGCTTATGGGGCGCATCAGCCGGTAGAGGTGATCCATTCGACCTACCAGGCTGTCCACCAAAGCGCTCTGGAAGAGAACTACTACAACCGCCTCTGGTTGATTCCGACCGCAATGGAACTGGGCAACGTCGTCAGCACCCAGATACGACCGGCATCAGTCTGGAACGCATATTTCAGTCCGCGCACGCTGACCGCAATCGACCGCGAAGCCGCAGACGGCATCACGCTGTCTGGCCAGGCGTCGCCGCCGCTGGGTTTCGCCGCCCTGGAGGAACGCACCTGGACCGTCAGCATTGGCACGGACGGCCCGCCCGTCGTCAATGCGAGGATCGTCTGGAGACTCCAGGGCGAGCCGAACCTGGTCCTGGTCATCACTGGCAATCGCATCATCGCCTGGACGTTCGCACCGGACTGGGGCGACAGCATCGTCGAACGCCTGAGCGCATCGACAAATATCCTGCAAAGCGAATCGGCCGTGACCCAGCGCCGAGCCATGCGCCTGGCGCCGCGCCGAGAGTTCGACGCGAACATGTACGCGGTGGATCGCGAGCGGCAGCTGCTGGACATGACGCTGTTCGGCTGGGGCGCGCGCATTTGGGCGCTGCCGATCTGGCCTGATATCCAGCTGCTCCACCAGCCGCTGGCGGCCGGGTCGCTGGGCATTCCGTGCGACACGGCCGGCCTCGACTTCCGCGACGGCGGTCTAGCGATGCTGCGCGGTGAGGACGCTTTTACTTATGAGGTCGTCGAGGTCAAGACGGTGACCGCCAGCGGCCTGGACCTGGTCCGGCCCGTCCAGGCTGCCTGGAGAACTGGCTCCCGGTTGTACCCGGTACGCACCGCGCAGCTGACCGAGCAGCCCACGCTGACCCGGCTGACCGATACCGCGCAGTCTGCGCGGGTGTCGTTCCTGGTGATGGAACCCAGCAGTTGGCCCGAGGTGATGCCGGCGACGATGTACCGGGGGCGTCCTGTCCTGGAACAGCGCCCGGACGAAAGCGAAGACCTCACCTCCAGCTATCAGCGCCTGCTGTCCACCCTGGACAACGGCAGCGCGATTCCCCGCGTGACCGACGTCGCCGGCATGGCGCTGCCCGTCATCGGCCATCGCTGGATCGGTATGGGCCGAGCCGAGCGGTCGGCGTTCCGTAGCCTGGTCTATGCGCTGCGCGGCCAGCAGAAGCCGCTATGGGTGCCGACCCACGCCGACGACCTGACCCTAGTCGCCACCGTCTCGCAGCTGTCCACCGCGCTGGACGTGCGCAATATCGGCTATGCCCGTTTCGCCAACGGCCGGCCGGGCCGTCGCGATATCCGCATCGAGCTATACGACGGCACGGTCTATCACCGCCGCATCCTCACCAGCACAGAGCTGGACGCCGACACCGAGCGCTTGGCCATCGATGCCGCCCTGGGCCGGCTGGTCGAGCCTGGTGACGTGGCGCGCATTTGTTTCATGGCGCTCTGTAGCGCCGCCACCGACGTGGTCGAGATCGAGCACGTCACTGATAGCGAGGGCGTAGCAACTGCCGCCCTGACGTTCAAAGGGGTTCGTGACGATGAGTTTTAACAGCCGCGAAAGCTCGCTCGCGGATGGGCAGCCGGTGCGGCTGTACCAGTTCAGCCGTGGAGCCATCCGCTGGAGCTACAACAGCAGCGACCGGGACATCACTTATCAAAACCAGATTTTCCGCACCGTGCCGGGCGGCATCATCGACAACGGGATCATCTGTTCCGGCGATCCGCAGTCCGACCAGTTCGTCATCACCGCGCCGGCCGACCTCGACGTCGCGCTGCTGTACAAGTCCCGGTCGCCGAGCGGTGCCATCGACCTGGTCGTCTACGACATGCACTACGGCGACACCGAGGCAGCGGTTTCCTGGGTGGGCCAGATTGGCGATGTGGACTGGCCGACCGTGGATAGCTGCCGCATAACGTGCGTGTCAGAAGACGAACTGATGGACCAGCCCGGCTTGATCGACACCTACTGCCGCACCTGCACGGCAGTCGTTGGCGACCATCGCTGCAAGGTCAACCTCGTTCCGTATCGCGTGACGCTGACGCCGCAGAGCATCAGCGGCTGGGTGATCTCCAGCGGCGTGGTCGCCGGCTATGTCGATGGCTGGTTTACCGGGGGCTACGTCGAGTGGCAAGTGGACGGCGACAACTACGATAGCCGCTACATCGAGCGGCACGCCGGACCCGATCTTTACATCCTGGGCGGCACCGAGGGCATTCCGGCAGGTGGCCAACTGCGGGTTTATCCAGGTTGCGACGGGCTCGCGCAGACCTGCGACGACAAATTCAGCAACCTCCCCAACTTCAGGGGGTTTAACGCGATGCAAGGCAAGTCGCCATTCGATGGCGACCAGGTCTGGTGAGGTAGGCCATGGACCCGATCACAATCAATCTCGTCATCCTGGCGGCGTCGTTCATCCTATCCAAGGTCTTGGCACCGAAGCCGCAGAAGCCCAAGCCGACCGCCTTTGAAGACATCGATTTCCCGCGCTGCGACGAGGGTGACGAACAGGTCGCCGTCTTCGGTCAGTGCTGGTCGAAGAGCTGGATGGTGCTGACCGTGGGCAACTACAGAACGAAGGCGATTAAGACCAAAGGGAGCAAGAAATGATCGTTACGGCTCAGCACCTGCATACCGTGCCGACCTGGACCACTCGGCAGGGCTACTGCCACCGGCAGGCGCGGGACTTCTTCAAGCGCCATGGCCTGGATTGGATGGCGTTCCTACGGGACGGCATCGAGGCCGACGTGCTAGTCGCGACCGGCGACGCGCTCGCGCTCAAGCTGGTTGAGCACGCATGCCAGGAGGTAGCCGATGGGCGCTAAACCGAAGGCACAGACGGTCGGGTTCGAGTACTTTTTTGACATCCATTTCGCCCTGGGTAAGAAGATCGACGAGGTCTGTGCAATCCGGGCAAGCGGCAAGACCGCATGGAAGGGCTCGATCACCAGTAACGGCCAGGTTCGCATCAATGCGCCGGACCTCTTCGGCGGGAAGAAGGGCGAAGGCGGGCTCGACGGAACGCTTGACGTGCTGTTTGGCGAGGAGGACCAGGGCGTCCTGCCGCGCCTGGCGGCGATGCTCGGCGGCCTGGTACCGGCGTTCCGGGGCGTCACCACGTGCTTCTATTCCGGCCTGGTCACCGCCATGAACCCCTACCCGAAGACCTGGGAGATTCTGCGCCGAGGCGGCAACCGCCTGTGGGACGGCAACCCCTGGTATCCCGAAAAGCAATTTATCTGGCTCGCGGACGGTCAGATCAAGGCGATGAATCCGGCGCATATCCTCTATCTCGTCTACACCGGCCGGGACTTCCGGGGGCTGGCCCGCACGCGGATGGACGAGGCGAGCTGGCGGGCCGCTGCCGACAAGCTGTATGCCGAGGGTTTCGGGCTGTGCTTTGAATGGACCAGGTCCGACACGTTCTCAAACTTCTGCGAGACGGTGAAATCGCATATCGGCGCCGAGGTTTACCCGAACCGACAGACCGGACAAATCAGCATCCGCCTCCTGCGGGACGACTACAGCGTTGCAGACTTGCCGCTGTTCGACGAGGACAGCGGCCTCCTGGAGATCACCCAGGAGAAGACCGGCTCGACCTCGCTCGCGCCGAGCCAGCTTATCGTCAAGTACATCGACCAGACCGACGGCGCGCAGCGCCAGGTCATCGTCAACAACAACGCGGTCGCCGCTTCGCAGGGGCGGCGGTCGTCCGAGGAAGTCGAGTTCCTGGGCGTGCCGACTGGCGAGCTGGCCGGGCGAGTCGGGGAGCGGGAAATGCGTCTGAAGACAACCGGTCTGAAGCGCTATAAAGGCGTATTCGACCGCCGCGCCCGTAGCCTGAACCCTGGCCAGCCGTTCCGCATCCGTTCGACCCGGCGCGGCATCCCTGAAACCGTCGTCCGGGTCGGCCGGATCGAGGACAACTTCCTCGGCGACGGCAAGATCACCCTGACCGTCGTCCAGGACCAGTTTAATCTGCCGGCGACAACCGGCGTGGCGCCACCGCCACCGGGCTGGATTCCGCCCGACCGGACGCCTCGGGCGATCACTGTGCGCCGACTGATCGAGGCGCCATATCGCGAACTGGCCGGCGTGATCGATCCGGCGAATCTCCAGCTCCTGGACGTGTCCGCATCCTACCTCGCTGCGCTGGCCGAGGCGCCGACAAGCTTGTCGCAGAGCTACACCTTGACCGACCGCGTCGGCAGTTCTGGCGCGTTCGTGGATCGCGGAACCGGCGACTGGTGCCCGACCGGGCTACTCGCCGCCGAGCTGCCGCTGGCGGCCGGGCCGAACGAGGTCACGCTGACCAACGCCACCCGGCTGGAGGACGTCACTGTCGGCCAGGCCGCTGTGGTGGACGACGAGATAGTCCGGGTCGATGCGGTCAACTATGCCAGTGGCACCGTCACCCTGGCGCGCGGCTGCGCCGATACCGTTCCGGCCAAGCACTTGGCCGGGGCTCGGGTCTGGTTCTACGACACGTTCGAAGCGGTGGACGAGACGGTCTACAGCCAGGGCGTGACGCTTCAGGCCCGGCTGCTGACCAACACCAGCGAGGGCCAGTTGGCCCCGGCGCTGGCCGCTACCGACAGCCTGACGCTGACCGGGCGCCAAGGTAAGCCATACCCGCCAGGCCAGTTTCGCATCAACGGCAGCGCGTACCCGGCCAAGGTCTACGGGGCGCTGTCGGTGAGCTGGGCGAAGCGCGACCGGATCGGCCAGGCCGACCAGTTGATCGATACCACGGTCGGCAACATCGGGCCCGAAGATGGGGCGACGGTGACGCTCCAGGTCTACAGCGGCACGACGCTAAAGCGCACCTATGCCGGCCTCACATCCAGTAACTGGTCCTATCCGGTGGCCGAAGACGTCGCTGACGGCCCGCTCCAGGACGTGCGCCTGGTCCTGCGCAGCGTCCGCGACGGCATCCAATCCTGGCAGCAACACGACATCACCATCGAACGACACGGCCTGGGCTTCCGCCTCGGCGAGGAACTAGGAGGCGTTTCCGCATGAGCCTGACGATGGGGCCGAACACTGGCCTACTGATCAACGGCGCACCCGGTGAGGGGCATTACAGCGAACTGATCCGCATGTTGCGCTGGGATGACTTCCTGCGCCAACCGGTCGTCAAGGGGCGCGTCGCCGCGCTCCCGACCAGCGGCCAGGTCGAGGGCGACACTTACATCTTCACCGGGGCCGGGGCGAACCAGAACCGCCTGGCCCGCTGGTGGGCAACGGGTGCGACCACGGCTATTTGGGAGTACATGCCACCCAGGCTGGGCTGGCGTGTCCAGGTCGCCAACGAGACAACCCCGGCAGGCCAGGTCAAGACCTACGAGTATTCCGGCAGCGCCTGGACTGAGCTGGTAGGCGGGATGGCCGACGCGCCGAGCGACGGCAGCAACTACGCACGCAACAACGGGTCATGGGGCAAGCTTGGGACCGCTGCCGTGGCAGACCTGAACGGCATGCCGTTTCTCAATCTGATGCCCGACAGCGGACGATTCGCCGGCATCATCAATCCGCTGATTCTGCGCTTCACCGGGTCGTTTTCCAGCACGTTCCTCTCGCCGTGGAACGGGGCGACGATTACGGACGGCGGGAAGTATATTTACGACAACACCACAAACGGAGGGACGGCGGGCAACATCAACCAGCGCGTCCAAGATTTGCTAGTGGCGATGGGACGGCCGAGCGGTAGCCTTGCCCGCTACGGGGTGGAGTTCTATACCGCCCTGGTGACAGCAGGGCCGAACGCGACAACGGGTTCCTCTGGGCTCGACGGGACTACCCGCTATCTTCAAATGACCAACGTATTGCGAGCGCTGTTCATCGCCGATGGATGGAGTACGGCGGTGATGTGGGTGCGCGCTGAAACCGGATCGCTCCATTTCATGCCGGCGGGGGTTCCGACGACAGATTACCGGATATGGCTAAACGGCGAACCCGTACTACCAGGGCAGGTACTAACCCCTGCTGATGGGTGGAAGCATGTCCGTCTTTCGAAGCGATCCGCGCAAGGGTACGACAACGGTTTTCCGTACTTCTACATGACTCTAGGCGGGGTTGCGGCTATGGCGTGTCCCGCTTTCTTCGGGGGGCTAGTTGACCCCGGAATCCACTTCGCGCCCATTGCAACCGTCAACTCACAGAGTGCATGACCATGAAACGAGTTCTACTGAAAGGCGAGTTCTTCGCGGAATGGGATGGCACGCTGGACGAGGCCGCCGCACTCGCTGGCGTCCCGGTCGGCGACCTGGCGTTCCATCCCGACGACCTCCTTGCCGAAGTCCAGGAGTTACGCCGCCAGGCCTATCGCGCGGAGTCCGACCCGCTGCGCCTGGAGGCCGAGTTTGACGCCATCGCCGCTGGCACCGAGCCGGACCTGGCGGCATGGGTCGCAGCCGTCCAGGCGATCAAAGAGCGCTATCCACTACCTGAATAGGTAGTTGTGATGGCGTTCTCGTTTTTGCCACGTTCCGACGGTCTGATGTCGCGTAGTAGATGGGAATGGTGGGATGGACGAGGTATTGAGGCAAAGGTTGCGGGCTGAACTACTGGAAGTGGGTTTTCTCAACCAGTGCTGCCTTGATCTCATGGAAAGCATGGAGGCTGAGTTCAGCCTCACTAAGGACCAGCGCGAGTGCATCGAGCAGCTCAGCCGATTCCTGCGGGAGGGCATCGGCAAGCTGACAGCTCTGTCTGAGCGGGTGGCCGATGGCGACATAGTCGTCCTGTGCTGA